GGTCTTATGTTGTGAAGTTTGCTACTCCTTTTCCTGATGGTAATTATTTAGTATTACCGACTTTAGCACGGGGAACAGAGGTAATAGCGCCGTTTCAGGTGTTTTTTAGGTCCAGATCAACAACGGAAGTTATTATTTTTACGGTTGATACACTAGGTAACTTACTACCTGCTCTTGACGGTGTATCCGTCGTGGTATTCGGCAGTTAAAGGTGTTTTTAAAATTAGAAAGAATATATTATGTACGCATACGAAATAGAAGAAATATCTTTACCCTCAGAAGGGTATGTAGAAGTTAAAGTTTCTTTAGACATCGAAAGGAAATACAAAATAATATTAAAGTTTACAAAGGGTTTTATTGAAGATCTTATTTTAGGTGTTCCTTCCGAAGAAGAGATTAAAAGCAAATTAGAAAATTTATTATTAAAGCAGGAAAGATTTTTGTTAATCAGATTAGTTAGATTAGCACTTGGCCATCCAATTATAAAAAAACAGCTAGAGACCGATAAAAATGGAATATTCGGTATTGATTTAATAAAATGGAAAAAGCTAATGGACAGAATAGAAAAACAGGAGCTTGAGTGTATTTTAGCTCAAGGTCTAGAAGATATTGACAGATTTTAACTCCAGTTCCCCAAATCCCATAAAGATACTTAATTTATGGGATTTAGCAATCTGGAAATTAGATAAATGCTTCTTCTTCTACACAGAAATCTCCCGCAATTTTTGTATCGGCATCAATTAGATTCCATACATCGGATATATTTTCTTCTAAGTATAACATAGAGGCTACGGTTGTCTCAGCTACAGCGGCTGAAGCATAAAATGCAGTTTTGGCAGCTTCCCAAGTTAAACTAGCAGCACCTTTGACCACGGGAATAACATGCTCATAATTAGCAGCTAATATTGTAGTTGCCATTAAACCAGTCATACAGCCTACTGGATTTGTAACTAATGCACTAGCTGCACACTGTGTTGCTTTCGCAGCCATATTTAGCTCGGCATTCGTACTAAAGCACTGTGCTAAATGAATTGCTGCATTACTAGATATAATCTTACCTGCTATAGCTTCATAGCTATTCCATGATACTAACGATGCACCTACCGTATTTTTTACTGTTTGTGGTTCTATATTAGACAAGGCAGACCGTAAAGTATTAACAATATTCCCTGCCGCTTCTGTTGCTTGCAAGAAATAATTTCCTGCACTACTGTAATGACTTTTGCTGGTGCCTAAAAACCCAAAAATAGACATAATTACCTCTAGTTAATTTTTATTTAGAATTTATCTTATATAGTACAGAAGTCAAGTTAAATCTTTTTAACCTTTTGAATTATTCAAGTGTTATAGTAATCAGAATTATAAATCCTTTGTTGACTATTAAAGATATAGCAGTGGTAGGTATGATAAAATATGATGAATTACGCTTAAAAAAACACTAAGTGTGAAATTCCTAGATTAGATAAATACGCAGCTTCTCATAAAAAACTTAAAAAAGCTTAAATAGTAGTACGATTTGCAAAAGTATCAGTCTTTTTGCTATAATATAATTAGGTAAAAAAAAGTCATGACCAGGCTTAAAAAGGTTCCCGTCATTGCTAGACGTAAAAAGGCATAGTTTGTAGCTAAATCTTTTTCTTAAAAAGCTACCTCTGTCATCGCAAGACACAAAAAGGCTAGTTTTGAAACTTACCTGTAACAAAGTTTATCGTCATAACTAGACGTTAAAAGGTCTTAATAAAGCTTGAATTAGCTTATCTTTTTTAAATTTAAAATATTTACGTTTTTTAATAATTAGAACAATGAGGAGATTATGTCTAACGGCATTAATAGACCTTACGGTTTGGAAGTAGTTCAGTCTCAAATAGGAAACGGCGGAACACAAAAACTGGGTCAATATTTTATTTATGCCTCCGCTGATGGGTTAATTACGCAGCCAAACAGTATTTATCAGGGTGATCCGGTAAAATTTGCCAGCAACCCGGGCACAACCGCAATGACCGGAACTATAGCGCCGCAAAAGTTATCAGCTCCAACAAATGGAGATGCCGTACAAGAGGTTGCAACAACTGCTGCTGATGCTTTCGTTGGGATGTTTATAAGCTGTGCTTATACTGATGCGAGTACTGGACTACGGATAGAATCTGATTACTGGCCGGGCGGTAGGCTAGTCAAAGCAGGTACTCCTGTTATTGCTTACGTTAATGACGACCCGATGGCCGTATTTAGAGTTCAGGTATCAAGCTCTGTAGCAGAGGCAGATGCTTCAATAGTGTTTTTAAATACCCAAGTAGGACTAAATAGTAATTTATCGGTAGCAGGGATAACTTTTACTTCAGAAATTGCAATTAAGGGCGGTCAGAATCCCCGCACCGGTAGTAATATTTACGGCTCTGTTTATTATCTTGACGGCTCAAGCATAGCACGCACTGAATCTCTGGATGTAAAAATCATCGGCATTGATCAGGTTATTACCGGTAATTCCAATCCTACAGGATTAGTACCGGGGGTAAATATGCCTTTTACCAATCTACTAGTTAAGTTCAATAAGCATATTTACGGCTCAAGCGGTGTTGCAGGTCCGACTGCCGGAGCATAGGAATATAAGATTATGTCTATTATAACAACTGGCAATATGCCTGCTCTTTTAAAGGAAGGATTATACCTACCGAAAGAGAAGAAAAAAACCTGTTATAGGGCAGGATCAGTAAAGAAAACTAAAAATAAAGGTAATTAATTATGTCTATTATAACAACCGGTGATATTCCAAGTTTGCTTTGGCCAGGTCTTTATGAGGTAAAATCTCAGTATGATCGGTTTAAGGGGGAATATACCAAAGTCTATGAGCAAGCCAATTCCGTCAAACATACCGAAAGGATGGTTGATATTAAAGGGACGGGTTACGCTCTTGAGAAAAACCAAGGTGCACCTATTAAAATGGATAGCATGGCCGAGCGTTTTATTTATGAATTTGTCCACCGGGAATTTGCTCTCGGTTTTCAGATTACCAATATTGCCATGGAGGATGATCTTTATGCCGATCAGTTCTTTAACGGTACTAAATCTCTTACTACTTCCTATGAACAAACCAGAGAAGTAGTAGCAATGAACCCTTTTAACCAGGCGTTTAACGTAGCAGCAGCGCAAGCTAACGGACAACCCCTTTGCTCCGGTTCTCAGCCTTACGACGGCGGTGTTTATTCCAACCGCGTCGGGGCATATAACGGCGTTAACGTTAATGTCGACTTTAGCGAAGCAGGTGTTGAACAGGCCGTAATATTAGCCGGTAAAATGAAGGATCAGGCAGGATTACTTATAAATGCTCAAATTGAGAGGTTATTACTCCCACAAGACTTAATGTTCTCAGGATGCAGATTACTTGAATCGGTTTTTAGAACAGGAACGGCTAATAACGATATAAATGCAATTTATAACATGAAGGCAATTCCACAAGGTTATGAAGTAAGCCATTTCTTAACAAGTCCTAGTAACTGGTTTGGATTAACCAATGTTAAAGGAACACGTAAGCATTTTGTAAGGAGGCCGCTTAAAGTTAACGTAACCACCGATCCCGTAACTGAGACTATGTCGGTACTTGCATCAGGTCGTTATTCTTTTGGTATGTTTACTCCTCTTGGTGTAATTGGTGCCCAAGGTTCAACTGCTTAAAGATTCATTAAGAAAATTAACACCGGGAGAAATTATGCCTCAATTTTATGAATATAATTGGCCGGCTGCCATAGCAAACGGAATATCACTTTTTCAAGCAATAACTGAAAATATTCCCCTGCAACTAAATGGTTCTTATGTTAATAAAACCATGGAGGCAGTTAATTTTGTTGATGATTTTGGTATTGTTCCAAGAATTACTCTTAATTCAGCATCAGATTTACGAGGGATTAATTTTCTTATTACCGGTTATCAGAATGGAGTTTTCATTAATGAAACCTTAGCCGGCCCAAATGCAAATACAACAGTTACTAGTGTTAACTGCTTTGATAGTGTGGCGCAGATAATTCCAGATGGTACTACGGGTAATACCGCACAATCCGGCGTAGCTTCTATTGGGTATTTTCCAATTATCCTATTAAATACAGCTAAAGCTAATACTTCTTTCATAAATTATGCCTTAAATATCGTAGCGGCACCGGCTAATCCTGCTACTTATCAGGTATTTTTATCATTGAAAAACAATTTAGGTATAGGAAAATACGATGATTTAACAAATCAAACTAATGGGAATTTTGTTTCAACTACCGGGCCTGCTACGTTACCTGCATTAATACAGTATAATTCTTTAGCTTGCAACTTACTAATTAAAATTGGCCCAAATGCCAATAACTCGCCTCTTAAGGCCCAATTCCTGCAATCGTAAGTAAAGAGGAAGATAAAATGCCTGCAACTAGCGGAAGTTACAGTTTTAATAGCATAAAAGGAGAGCTGATTATCAGAAAGGCTTATGAGTTAATCGGCATGCCTCTGAGCATGGTAACTGCCGAGCAGTATGATTCGGCACTTAAGATTATTAATTTTATCTTAAGCGATTGGACTAATTCCAATGTTAACTTATGGACACTAAAATTAAATCCCATTTTTTTAACTCCAGGACAAGCATCCTACCCTCTGCCGAGCAACATTACTAAAATATTTCAGGTATTCTTGCGAAGCAATGTAAGACAATTAAATGGGACACCGCAATCAAATACCACAAATACTTATGATGGAAACGGTGGAGGAATTGCCGCTTATGCGTTTGACGGTAATCCGCTGACAAGATGCAGTCAAACAGAGCAGAACGGTAGTATCTCTTATGATTATGGAGACGGGGTAACAAAGCAAATTAGCATTATCGGTATTCAAAGTTATGTTTCCAATCGTCCCTATAGCTTGGTTCTAGAAGCCTCAGAGGATATGATAAATTGGTTTACCGCCTTTACCGCTCCTCCTTTATATCCTTATAAAGCACATGTAATTTCATGGTTTTATGTACCTGATCCGATTTATGCAAGGGGTTATAGAATTAGAGAAACGGGAGGTTATACACTAGACATTGAAGAACTTTATTTTAATAGTATAAGCCAGGATACTACCATGAGCGAGGTATCCAGATATGAATATCTCTCCTATCCTAATAAATCGCTGATCGGTAGACCTACTATCTACTATGTTGATTACCTTCGTACTCCGTCCTTGTATATATGGCAGACTGCCTCTCCCATCTATAACTTAATAATGTATAGCGGTCAAAGCAGTATAGAGTCGCTTGAGAATTATACGCAAGGCATCGATATCCCTCCTTATTTTTATACTCCTCTAATATACGGCCTTGCTAGTATGCTAGCAGCACAATATGCGCCTGAGAAAGAAGAACGTTTAAAAATAAGATATCAGGAAACGCTTAATCCGGCAGTAATAAATAATACGACGGAAGTACCGCTTAAACTGGAGGTATATGGCAACTAGTTTAAAAAACTGTTTAATTAATCAGCAGCGAGGAGAGTATGTAAAAAAGAACGTAATTGAACCTGTCGGAGTTTGTGATTATTCAGGTTTTTTCTTTAGCAGGTCTGACTTGGTAAAACAGTATGAATGGCGCGGGAATCAGTTAGTCTGGACGGGAGCAATAGTCGGACGTCCTTTTGTAGATGAGCCAAATGAGCAGAATAGGCCGCCGCAAATAAAGGGAGATCCAAAAGCCGTAAAAAATCCTCGCCCGTTTGGGATAGAGACGCCGCAAGGTCCTGATGCTAACTCCAATAGTTCTCCGGTTAGTCTAGCAGATATCAACTTTATAAGCGAGGAGGAAGTACCGGAACTACCTGATTTTGCCGGAGAGGACATTAGTAATATAAATGCTCAGGAGCGTTTAAAGTTGCTGGAGAGAATATCATGATCAATAACTTTAATCCCGGACTTGATAGAGAAAAGGCCGCATTTATAGAACTTGCCAATAGAGGAGCGGGGCTTACTCCTATTAACTATTTATACGCCAAGGAAGCCAGTTTTGAAAGTATCTTATCTCCCGTTATTACTGGCGGTACTGCCGAGCTTTATACAATATACGGCAAAGGTATTTACTCTGTCAATATTACCAATAGTGAAGATATTATAACTAGCCGCTTAAAATGGAGTAATCCTTTTAATAATTATTATGTGGGCTTTATTGCTGGTAACCTAACTCAAAATACAATCTGGAGACTCCCCTTACACGACGGCAACGACGGAGAGGTACTCTCAACAAACGGAAGTGGTATCTTATCATTTATAAATGTTACGACAGGAGCAGCGCCTATTGATGCTAAATATATTTTACAAATTCCAAATGAAAAGCTCCCTAATGCTCAAGCTTTAAGTAAGCTCAGTAACGGGTTAATGAAGAATAACGGAGGGATAATACAAATTGCCATAGCAAATAAAGATTATCTAACCCCAAGCCTAACTTACGGTAAACTATGGATAGGTAACAGTTCAAACGTGGCATCGCAGGCTCAAACGATTAGCAACGATAATTTACCTAATTTAAATTACGGCAAGCTATGGCTAGGCAATATCAATAACAGGCCTGAGGTAAGTTCTACTATTAATACCGGCAACTTACCTGATTTAACTGAAGGTAAAGTCTGGCAAGGTGATTTTAGCAATAGACCGGTAGAAGTAGATATAAAATTATCACCGACAGATGCGACTTATATTATTCAGACTCCTAACCCAAATTTAACCGAGGCGCAAGTATTAAGTGAGCTCGGAATGGGGATGACTAAATTACTCGAAGGGGGAGTATTTGCAATTGCCATACCCGGCGAAGATTATGTAACTACAGAGGAGCTGGAAGAAATTGAAGAACAATGCAAGGAATATGCAAGCGAAGCGCAAGGATCAGCAGATGCAGCTGCAAGTTCTGCGGAAGAAGCGAGCAGCGCGGCAGAAGAAGCAGCTAGTAGCGCAAGCGAAGCATCTGCTTCTGCTACGGAAGCCACTACGGCAGCAGGCGAGGCGACCGCTGCTGCTGGTGAAGCAACAGCTTCCGCAGGAGCGGCCTCTACCGCGGCACTAGCAGCTGCTGCTTCAGCAACGGCGGCGGCTTACTACGCAGATGATGCTTCCGATTATGCTGAAGATGCCTCTGATTACGCTGATGACGCCTATGACTATTCAGAGGATGCTTCTGATTCTGCTGCTGATGCCGGTAATCATGCCGATAGTGCTTCAAAATCGGCCTCTAAAGCTAGCGATTCGGCCGGAGATGCTGCCAAAAGTGCCGACTCTGCCAAAGATTATTTGGATAAACTGTTAAATACCGGTTTAAATGAATTACCTTGTAGCGGCGACGTATCGCTTAACAACTATAAACTTATTAACGTTGCTATTCCCATTTTAGCAAATGACGGAGCAACTAAGGGCTATGTAGATACTGCCATAGGTAACATTCCTGCCGCCGATCTTATTCTCCAAGGTGATATTAAGGGAGCAGGGCCTTTAAGTGCTCCCATTACTACGGTGCTCATGAAAACCCTGAACCAAATTACCAACGCCGGTGATATCGATATCGGTAATTTCTTTATGGATAATGTTAAAGACCCGGTTAAACCAGAGCAAGTTGCTACTAAAAACTATGTAGATACTAAAACCTGGATTACCGCTCAAATTACCGACTTTAAAACGGCAGTAGCAGCATTTAGGTTGGACCAATTTGCTAAACCGGTAGCTAGCTTGGATTTAAATATGCAAACCATCATGAATTTAGCTACTCCGTTTAACCCAAATGATGCTACCAACAAGAGTTATGTAGATACTGCCATAGGTAACATTCCTGCCGCCGATCTTATTCTCCAAGGTGATATTAAGGGAGCAGGGCCTTTAAGTGCTCCCATTACTACGGTGCTCATGAAAACCCTGAACCAAATTACCAACGCCGGTGATATCGATATCGCTAATTTCTTTATGGATAATGTTAAAGATCCGGTTAAACCGACTCAAGTTGCTACTAAAAATTATGTTGATTCCGTAGTTACGGAAGTAGGGGCGAATATCATATTAGAAGGGTTTGTTCTTGGGGGTCCGGCAATTGAAGGAATACTAACAACGACTAGAGGACCTACCTGTCTCTTATGTAACATTCCTGCCGGCGGGGATGTCTCTATGGATGATTTTGCTATTCGAAATCTTGCCGATATGCCCCCGCAACTGGATGAGGCAAGCGAGCAAAATGCCATTAATTTTGAGTTTTTATTTAAACTGTTAAACGACGAAATAATATAAAGGAGATAATTTGATATGCCGTTATTTATTACCGCCATTGATCCGCAATTAAAGGTTTTAGGACCTAGCCAGCAGTTTATCTTTAATCAAAATGTTAGCTCTGCCCAATTTGACAATAGTTTTGTCCCGACAGTAGATATTGCTGCCCAAAACAATTTTGAAACCCGTAACAGCAAATTATCAGGCTACAGGTGGATTCATAAAAGCACTACAAGTTCTACTAATGGGTCTTTAACCCTGCAAAGCTTTGTTAATGCTCAAAACTCAGGGATAAATCTCATGAGCTTTAATGAAGATAATAGCTGTAGTTTTCCGGTAGTCGTATCCGTCCCCACCCCAACAAACTCCTCTCATGCGGCTAATAAAGAATATGTCGATAGTGCTATAGCAACTCATTTTCCGGATTATCCAAACAATGCCGGGGTATTCTTGCGGGGAGATAAAGCTTGGTCTAATATTCTTGTTAGCAATAGTGCTCAATTTAACTTCTCTCTCAATAATACCAATCCTAATGCTACCCAGACCGGTTTGTCCCTCTCTAATAACGGCAATCCTGCTTTAGTGCTTGGATTTAATAATGCTATCAACCAGGGCTATCTACTCACTACCGGCAACTCTGTTATGAGTTTTGGCATTAATAACACCGCCTTTATGCGAATTGCGCCCACTGAAAAATCAACTACTCTATTAGATCTGTTTGATAACAGTTTAGTTACCTCCGGTGGGTTATATGCCAACAGGATAGGCGGTTATAGTCAGGCTTATATGGTTGCCAGTACTTCGATTGTTATAGCAGATGTAGGAAACTACAAACCTTATAACGGTGGATATGGCTATCTTAACAGTTCCGGTAAAACGGGGACTGCTTCCGGGCAATATTCTTATTCGCTTGATTGTACTAATCGAGTCAAAGCATCTGAGTTTAATGCCGTTTCTTCCATTAAAATTAAAAACATTCAAGGAATCGGAGAGGATATAGAGCAGGAGGCCCTAAGGCTTTTTAATCAAATACGGTTATATAAATATTCTTACAAAGATAAAGTTAAAAACGGAGAGGGTGCAACTTTTGGCGTAATTGCGGAATATTTACAGGAAATATTACCGGATTACGTAAGCCAAGACCAGGATTTTGTCCCCAACATATTACAAGAATGTCAAATTAAGGCCGTAGGTTCTTTTATCTACTCTCTAGAATTTACGCAGGATTTAAATCAAATAGAAGGCGAAAGCTTACGCCTCCTAGCATCTGAAAACGCACTTGAAGTAACCATTACCAAAATTGAAGATAAACATTTATTAGTAAAATCCGATATTCCTTTACCGGAGCAGGCTTTTGCTTACGGCACTTACGAAAGCTGTCCATCGGTTACTAAAAATAAACTTTTTGAGTTATCAATGGTGGTATTAAAAAACGCTTTAAGGCGTATTGAGGTTTTAGAAAATAAATTAATAAACATTTAAACTTTACAGGAGAAAACCAAAATGAATACAAATTTAAAAGACATAACAGCAAACCTGAATTATTCAAAACTGGTCGCAAATACTCAAGTGGATTTATTATATTTTAATAACTTGGCACTGGAGGTTTTTAATGAGCCAAAAGCATATGCCAATATTCAGTCCGACATTCAGTTTATCAATCAAATAGCCGGACAGCTCTTTAACTACTTCAGTAATCCGAATCCAACAACTGAAAAAATATGGTACGTAGCATTAGCTTCCGGGTTAGCTCAGTCAATTATCGATGCTAATAATCTGATTAGCAAAATTCCTCACGGAAACCCAAAAGGAGCTGAATTAATAGTAATTCTAAATGTTTTTATAGCAGATTGCAAGGCTATTGAAAAGATCATACCGTTTGATCGGAATTCGGTAACAAATGACGTCGCACCATAAGAATGGAATTAATTAATAGAAATTAAATAATAAATGAGTAGTAAAGTTTACCGGATTCTTTCTTTTGACGGCGGAGGAATGAAAGGGTTATTTTCTGCTTATTTCATGAAACAATTCTGCCGGGACGCTGCTATTCCGGGAAATAAGATTTATGAATATTTTGATATTATCGCAGGTAGTTCTATCGGCGGTATTCAAGGCCTGGCATACGCAAGTGGGTTTAGCCCGGATGATATGATCGAGATGTTTTTAGCTCAGCAGAATCCTTTAGATGATGGAAGCTATAACACCGGCAGCATATTTTACCCGGCCGTTTCAACATGGCAGAAAATCAATACCGTCCTCTACGGCGATCAAACATGGTATCAGAACACCAACTTAAAAGCCTTACTCAATGCAAAGTTTGGACAGAGTAGGATGTTTCAATTAAAGACTAATGTATTAATTACTAGCGCTCAAGTATATGCGACCCAAATTCCTGATGTCGGCGCTGATATTAAGGCTTATCGTCCGGTATTATTTTCCAACATGGGTTTTACCGGACTTGAGGGTCAAAATTACCTGGTACAGGATGTAGCCTTGGCAACAAGTGCTGCTCCCATTTATTTCCCGGCAGTAAATATTCCAGAAGTTACTACGCCAAATTCCAAATTCATTGACGGGGGAACTTACCAGAATAACCCTTGTGCCCTAGAGTGGGCTTTAAGTAACGGGCTTAGTCCATCAACTAATCGTATTTGTGTTCTATCCGTCGGTACGGGTCTTGGCACAATAGGGTTATTTAATCCTGTGCCCGTACCTCCCCCTGAAACTATCCAAAAGCATTTAAATGAATTCAGGGAATTTCTGTTATTACAGAAAAATTATACAACAGAAAAAGCTGAAGAATTCGTTAATTCAATAATTCCCAATTTTGAGAATGTCTATTTGTTACTTGATTTAATATCTTTAGGTATAACCGGGCCGCAAGAAGCAGTAAATAAACAGTTAGAACTACAATCCCTTTATGGTTCTAAAATCAATAATAAAGACCTCTTCTATTATCGTTTTAATACAATTTATAACTTAAATCAGGATACAGAACTTGATTGTACTACTGCCGATTTTCTAAATTATATGAAAACAGCAGCAGAGGCTCAGTATCAAAAAGACGCTTTAAAAATTCAGGGCTTTATTCAAAAACTAAATTATTAATTTTTATTTATATATATTACAATCCCTTCTAAGAACTTATCACACTGGAATTATACGATTTTTCAGGGTTATAAATATTCTATGTTATAATAAAAAAGAAAAAGGAAATATATGGCAGACTTATCAAATATTACTAATTTAAGCGGTCTTACTATTACTAGCGATCAAACCACCGGGACTAATAATCAGGGCGCTACCTTTGCTTTTCCTAGTGTTACCACTAGCCAAAGGGATTTATTACAAAATGTTACTTCTTACGTAATAAATAATGTTACATATAAAGTAAAACCTGGGACTGTGATTTTTAATATTACAACTGGGTTTTTACAGATTTTTGATTTTGTAAATAATGCTGGAGTATGGCAAAATATCCTTTCAGTTAATACAACTGCCACTGGAGCAGGTCTTACTAACGGAGCACCTTTTGTATATCCATCGGGTCCAAGAGATGCAGTTGAAGTTGCAGCTAATCAGGTAAACGGTTTTACTTATTTTGATGTTACCAACACAGTTCTTAGAACCTATAAAAATGCCTGGCAGACAATTACCTCAGCTTAAAAAGCTTATTAGTAAATGAATTACACTACTCTTATCGCTCAGATTATAGCTTATGCCAATAGAGGCGGTAGCATTGAATTTGCCGCCTCTATTCCCTATTTTATTGAAAATGCTCAGCAGAAAATCTGGAAGGAGCTAAATACTACAGGTTTTCAAAAAGCACAAGATGGTTCTTTTCAAGCACAAACTGCTCGGATTTTTAAACCTGCTGATTGGCAAGAAACCATCTCTGTAACTTATGGGTCACCTGATGGCGATTCTGTGTTTACGAATAGTGTAGTTATGTTTCCTAGAAGTTATGAGTTCTGTATAAATTACTGGAATGCTAATGATTCTGACATTAATAATCCGCCATTATTTTATGCCGATAAAACAGCACCAGGTCATAACGATTATAAAGTAATGTTTTTAAGTCCAACTCCAGCTTTAGCATATAAATATCGATTAATATATAAAGCAAGACCTGATTTAATTACAAATGACAATCAGACAAACATACTAACTGACTACTACCCTGATCTTCTATTTTATGCCGCCTTTTTAGAGGCTCTTATTTATTTAAAAGATGATCAGAGAATTCCTGTCTATACAAAATTATATCAGGAAAGCTTAACTGCTGCTAATAATTTGACCAAAGATCGTTACATTGATCGCAGTGTAAAAAGAGATATAGGGTAATTTATGGCTACGCAAAAACAGATATTTCCTATTACCTATAAGCCCGGAATACTACGTGATGGTTCATTTTTTCAAGGAAGTTACTGCACTCGTGGACAATGGGTCAGGTTTTTTAGAGGCTGGCCTCAGAATATCGGTGGAATAAGAAATTATGTAATATCTATAGACGCAGTCCCGGCATATTTTCCGCCAAGTTCTACTCCGACTAGCTGCCTTATATACTATGATAGCACTGGGGGGAAACATATTTTTGTCGGTGTTTCCCTTGTTACTCAGCAACATAAATATAGCCTAATAGATGTTACTTATGATGCTGCCGGCGCACAAACCGCAGTTTATTTTACAAAATTTCCTAATCCTACGAATACCTTGACACAATTTGTTGTGGTAATAAGCATTATCAATAGCCTTCCAACGCAAATGATATTATGTCTGGGTATGAAAAACTATACGGATATTAATAGCAGTGAAGCTATTTCTACCATCTTGGCAAAGAAAGATACCGGTGGTTTTTTTCAGGTAAATTTTCCTGATTTTGTTTTAAAGGAAGCAACAGGTGGAATGCTCTACGCGGGAAGTAGATTATTTTATTACGGCAACAATGGACTTGTTAGATGGTCTTCAATTGCTGCAGAAAAATTCGGTAAGAAAACAAGCTTAAAACTTCCATTTCTGTTTTTTGAAGATAAATATTCCATCAATATTAGCACCGATAAAGTAATCTACGGTGCAGAATGGCGAGGAGGAGCAAACTCGCCGACAATAATCTTCTGGACACTCGGCTCCGTTGTTCTTATTAGCAATACTACAGGTAGCAATAATCAGGTTACTACCGATATAGATGATCTTTCTTTTAGCAGAAAGGTATTATCAAGGGATAGTTCCATTCTATCTTCAAATAGCGTAGTTGAATATGACGGAATATTCTACTGGCCGGGAACACAAAGATTTTTTGTATTCAACGGCGTGGTTCTTCCACTTGAGAATAATCTTAATCGTCAGACTTTTTTTGATTCGCTCGATATGAATAAACGTCAGAGGGTCTTTGGCGTAAAAAACGTAAGCAGAGATGAAATATGGTGGTTCTACCCTGAAAAAGGGAAAGCTGATAACGTTGGATGCACCAGAGCTGTTATTTACAATGTTGTAGATAATACCTGGTATGATACGGATATAGAAAGGGCAGCGGGTTATTTCGATAATACCGGTGGTAATATGTACACTATAGGAAAAAACCTGAGTCCTTACGAAGGTGATAATAACAGTTATGTCTGGCAACATGAAGTTGGCAGCGATCAGGTAAATCTTTATAAAGAAGTAGGCCAGCAAACTAAAGCTATTCCTTCCTTCTTTACCACACCTATAATTTCTTATGCTACCTTTAACCCACAAAAACAGGTAGCAGGAATTGATTATAATATAAGTATACAGAGAATAGAGCCTAATATTGTCGGAACAAAAAAAATAAAAATGACTGTTAGCATCCATACATATGAGTATCCTGCAAGTACTCCCGTAACAACCACTTATAACCTTACTACTGATGGAGAGGAAAATACTGTTAGACCTGCTATTAACGAACGCGTCCAGGGAAGGAACATTAATTTTACTTTCAAATCAGAAGGTATCGGCTCCGGCTATCAGATGGGAACTACCTTTGTTTTAGCTGAAATAGATGACGGGCGACCATGATTAGCGTCTATCCTAAATATATTAGTATTAAATACTGGGCAGCTACGGTCTGCGATGATTATTCGGATTTTCCTCTTCCTGTGCTTCATGATGAAACAAAATGGGCAGCGTGGGCGCAAAACTTAATCGGTATCCCGCCATTTATGATTGCCGGAGTACCAAGTCCCTATAAGGACGCTCGTAAAAAGGATGGAGAACTTGCTTTCAACAACTGGGAAGAATGGGCAAAAAAAGCCTATTTGGTTATGCTATCGCAGGAGAATAATTAGGATTAAATAACTATAAATATTTTTTTAACTTTAGCTGGAGTAGCTGTTTATCTTCATCTACTAAATAACCCAATTTGTCTAATATAAGGCTAATGTCCAGAGAAAAAATTTTTAATCTGATTTTTGAAGGTACAGGCAGCCCAGCTGTTGAAATATCCGTAATAATTACGTCATCAATCCATGAACTTTGTATTGCACTTGTAATCATAGCAAGTATACAATGATTATAATTCATTTGATATTCACCTGAGGATATTATCAAAGCAGGTCTTCTTTTAACTGTTTGTTTATCGGTAAAAGGAAAAGGAACTTTTACAATATCAAACTTATTATAAGTCATTATAAGCCTCTTCGTCTTCTAAAGATGACCATTCAACCAATACATTTGATAAAGAATCCAAATATTCATGATCCATATAAGGTAGTTTATTCAGTACAACCTTATCTTGCTCTATTTTAAACATAACTCTATCACCTTTCTTTAAATGTAAAAAATTTCTTACATTATGAGGAATAGTGGCTTGATATTTTTCAGTTACTTTTGATGATTTCATAAAACTATAAAAGTATGAAGTATACGTATTACTATAACAAAGTTATAATCTCCTTACAAGCTAAACTTACATGATTTTTTAAGGCTACAAATATTCTGTGGTATAATAAAAAAGAAAAAAGTGAGCAGATCAATAATTGTGGCTCTAGACCTTGGTACTACTACCGGCTGGGCTACCTGCGATTTATCGGGTAATATAACTTCTGGGACTGCTAATTTTAAAACCGGAAGATTTGAAGGCGGAGGCATGCCGTACCTGCGTTTTAAACGATGGCTTACTAATTTAAAGGCAACTTTAGGGGTAATTGATGCAATTTATTTTGAAGAAGTAAGAGCTCATAAGGGCGTTGATGCCGCCCATAAATACGGGGGATTTGTTGCCCACCTTACCGCTTGGTGCGAACATCACCAAATACCATACTCGGGCATACCTGTTGGAACGATAAAGAAACACATTACCGGTAAAGGAAACGCCGATAAGCAGTCTGTAATAACTGCCGTGAAAAACAAAGGATTCGCTCCCATAGACGATAATGAGGCCGATAGTCTTGCCCTGCTTGATTTTGTGTTAAACCATCAACAACAAATTGAAAGTTAATTTTATTTAACTGATAATAATCTGGAGTGCCTATTTTCTAAGCGTTACCTGTAAATCCCGAGCAAGCTTACTCTAGCAAATATAATGCACAAAGTTATCAAGATTTTTGTGGATGAATTAATCTATGATCTTAACGTTGATAGCAAATACTTTTTCTTTTTTACTTGCTAGCTCATACTCTACTTTCTGATTCTTTGTTATCTTTTCTATACCTGATGTTTTAAGATCATTCTGATGAACAAAAACATCCTTTGAACCATCATCAGGTTTAATAAATCCATACTTGCCTTCGGTAGAATAAAATTTAACAACTCCTCTTTTCATGAATATAATTTCATTAGTTAAATATCCAACCCAAAGTAACAAATTTTATTCCTGATTGCCATTTAAAACATTATATAAGGTAGGAAAATAATTAGGTTTAGTATAAACAACCGGTTTTCTTGTTAATAAATCTCTAGCGTAAACAGGATCAGTCAATGCTTGCTCTAGTATGTTATAAGCTCGATTTGGCTTTGTAAAACCGGCTATATTATGTTTAAATGGGAGACCTGGAACATATTTTGCTAAGGATAAAGGCTGCGTTACCTCAGACCCTAAATATGAGCGTACTCTTTCCTTTAACTGTTCCTTTGGCATAGTAGCAGAACCAAAACTAGAGTTGCCCCTGGCTACTTCTGCTCTATTTTTCAAGTATTCGTTAATTTGCTCAAATACCCCTAATTCTTCAGGGGAATAGATAGCATCAAGTTTATGACCTCTTTCCCTTAAAAATTGACTGGATTTATCATAAGTCGGTAAATTATGATCAATAGCTTTTCCAAGATACATATCCCTAAAATAAGCCTTAGTTAATTTTTCTGCCGGTTTTCCTCTCACTTGCTCCATATAATTAGCTATACTAGCCTTAGGCGATGCCATGATATTGCGAGGTAAATCATCAACAGGAACTCTATATACATCCCATTCGTCTTTTGATACAAATTTTTTAAGTAGTCTATCTCTATTGATTTTATTAATCTCTGGTGAATGTTCCCTGTAAACTTGTCGATGAGCTAATCCTTCGGGAGTTGCTTCCAAATCCGCTTCTAAAGCTTTTTTCTGTTTGGTAAAATGCCTAATTAGCGACTCATTACCACCTTTTGCAGACCTTTTTAACTCCGTAATATTATTACCGATTTCAGTAATGGCTTTATCAATATGACCAGGCCTATAATTTCCGCTTTCTAAAGTGGCGATTTTCTCTTTTAAATCACCAATTTTTGAAATTTTTCCACGAAAACCTGGCATTAATTCATTTAGTATCTGATCTTTAGCTTGAAAACTTAAGTTAGGGTATTGTTGCTCAAGTTGAACAATTATTTTATTTACTTCTTTTTCAAGCTCTGTAAGTTCTGTTTTAGATTTTTCTGCTAGCCTTTTATATTTATCAGGTAACAAAGATTTATTCTTATTTAATCCCTTTTCTATATCACCAAGTTCTTTAGCTATAGCCTGCTCTGTATAACTATTTAAATTTTCAATAGGATATAAATTAGGTGATTCTTCCAGTTTCCCGTACAATGGACTTGCGACCTTTTCCCTTACCTTTTCTAGCTCTCCCAGTTTTTTACTAATTACTTCTCTCCCTGCTTCTCCAACTTCTATCGGTGCTGGATTTAACTCATCACCTATGGCATTTAGTTTTTTTCGTAAAATCTCATCATTAGCGGCCATTTTATTTTGTACACCTGTAAGATTTGGAGCATACGCATTATGTAAATTTGATATATCCCTATTTAAAGCTACTTCTGCCGTAACGGGAATAACATCAAGGCCTTCAGGATTAAATCTTTCTAAATTTGTAAGACCTTCTTCTTTAGTAATATCTTTTATTAACCTTGCAACTTTTTCTTCGCGAGCAACAGTTCTTCCAGATTTAGAGAATCTATCTAACAAATTCCGAGATTTAGAAGCACCGCCTTGAATGCCAAGAGCAGATATATCAGCCACTAAAGGGTCAACTCCCGCTTCGATAGCAGTACCGCTTAAACTACCAAGAAGCCCCTCTATAGCAGCACTTTTACCAACTTTATTAACTTTACTAAATTTTCCAAGTAATCCCCCTGGAGCTGCCCACTCCATACCATGACCTACTATTCTCTGCAAGCCATCTCTTGGCTGCGGGGTAATATCAATATCGTAGTTTGTTAATCCTTCTTTTATCCATTTAGACGGGCGTTCTACATTCTCTTCTCTAAAATAATTCGGTTGCTCGCTAAAATGTTTTAGTGCTTCCGTTGTTTCTAGGTCTCTGTAAGGATTGTTATTATCAGCAAGTTTTCCAGCTAGCCATCTAACACCTGTTTCACTAAGATTAGCAAGATTAGTAGGTATATCGGGCAATTCTGATAACACACTAGCCGTCTTTTTACTTAAGAAAGGTAGCCAATCATCTCCTGCGTTTTGATAATCAGGCATTTTAGGTCTAATTCTAAGACCTTCAAACTCATTTTTTCCTGCACTGAATTCACTGTTTTTAGGCCTGATTCTAAGACCTTCAAAATCACTCATATTTATTGTACTCGTCTATAACCTGGTCTACTTAAAGCTTTTGGTACATCTTCAAAATGGATTTCTTCTATTACTCCAGAAGGTGCTTGAATTTTAACCCATTCTTCTTGTGGAGATGGATCAGAGGGATGTTCTTCATTCGGTTCTATATCTGTTAAACCATAGTCCTGAACATTCAAGAATTTTTTTATTTGTTTATAATTATTTTTATCTATAAAACGCTTGGTTCTAGATGATAATGCTGCCGCATTGTAAATTCCTTCCGCTTCTTTTTCAAGATTATGTAATTTTTGTTCAAAGACATGTTTACTGTCTTTTCCAAAAGTTGGATATAAGTTATTTTGATCTGTATATTTTATCATTGAATCTGTCGGTGCTGCACCTTTTAATGTCTGCTCTCCCATTATTGCTATCTTTTTACTTGCAGCATAAAGATCGTTATATAGAGCAGCAATTTTCTTTTTTACAGGATCATTTGAAAATCTACTCATAAAAGAACCAAAATCTTGTAAAGATTTTTCAAAAACAAAAGGATCATCAACATTAATCCCTTTTTCTTTCATTAAAGCTTTTAATTTTTCATAATTTTCCTTTACCTCTCTAACATCTTTAAGATAAGCACCTGTTTTTTTTGCATCCTCCCCAGCTTTATCCTGTTTAGAGTCCGTCATAATTTTTGGAGCTAATCTATCTAATTCTGAATCAGAGCCGTATTTATTCTTTTTGTACTGTAATTCTTCTTTTCTAAAATTATCCAGTAAATTATGGGCTCTTTTAGTTTCTTCCAGCTGCCTCTCCTGGAATTTACGATACCATGCTTTTTCCTCTTTGGCTGCTTCTAACGCTTCTTGTGCCCTTTGTTGCTGCAATATTTGATTTGCTAGTTGTTCATTTTCAGCAATTGCAGCATCCTCGCTAGTATTATAAGCGGCCAAAGCCGGATTCATTGCCCGCCCTATTACCCCTAAATTATTCTTAAAACCACGCTGCACAGGCTCGTTTGCTAAACCATTACCAAGAGCAAGTAACGCATTATTTATCGCTCTATGCTGCTGATCCCTATTCATCCCTAAGTTGCTTCGGGTGCTGCTAACTGCTTTTGCTATTCCTTCATCAAAAGGATTTCTTCTCTCGGGAAGAGCTTGCATGCGATTTAATATTTCTTCTTCCATAATCATAATCAATATTATATTTATAAAAATAAACTAAAATTTAACTATTTAATTGCCCTTTTAATTTCATCATATCCTGATAATATTTATTATATTGATCCCAGAAATAATCAGCTCTTTTTACTTCTTCTAAATATAAAGGTAAGTTCCTATTTAAGTTTTTAATTATCCTAATATTATCGGCCGTATTAGGCGGCACTTTTAAAGAATTTTCTAAAAACCGTTTAAACCCATGTGTTGGATTTTGTTTAGACCATGAAAAAGCATTAACGCCATTGACGTTGGAACTATTATATAAGTTATCCCTCTTTGCTGCCGATTCTTTATATTGCTCTAATCTTTCAAGATATAATTTGTTTGCCTGTTCTACTTTTTTTTCTTCCGCTATTTTTAATGCTTGTTCCTTCTCTTTCCTGATACGATTTTCTTCAGCTATTTTTAGAAGCTTTAATCTTTCCTCTTCCTGACGCCTTGCCTCTTCTTCTCTCTTTTTTTGCAGCTTAGTATTTTCAAAATCAGCATAATTCTTGATACCCCCCATATCCTGATTTAGGTTGCTCTCAAGCTCCGTTTCACTATGACTTACCGGCACAACCTGCGCATATTGAGCGAGTGCATGAATATTTGGTCTTAAAGACGGCGTATAAACAGAGGGATTATTACTGACACCCGGATTAGCAAAAATACTGCTAATTTCTGGGCTTACATTGTATTTTACAATATCACTTCCAGAACCTTGTGGCCATTCCTGATTCCTCTCTTCTTCAAATCGCTCCCGCCTCTGGTTTAACTCATCTTGCGTATTTAGCCACTTGTCTACTCCGAGCTGGTTCATTCCGCTAATCTTGCCAAGTACGTCCTGATATTCGGACAATCCTTGCTGACCTAAACTATTTAACCGGTTTAAATCATTCATGTCACTTTTATTTAAACCGCTCATTCTTCCTCTGAGTACATCCTGTAATAGATTGTTTCTATTGCCAAAACGAGTCTTGGCAATTCTATTAATAGCATCCTCGGTTTGTGATAAATGTGATTGTGATCCATAAGTACCCTTTCGCTCATGATCCATACTGATTCTAGCCTTTTCCGCTTTTAAAAGACGTTTGGTATCAGCATCAAGTTTATCTACTTGCGGATCATAAATCGTAGGTAAATCGCCTATAGCTCGCGAGCCAACATTCTCTTGCCCCATTAACGAGTCGTAAAGCTTATCTCTTGCTTCCTTTGATGAATCATTATAATCATGACTCAAATCTCCTAACAGGCGATGCGACAGGGCTAAATCTTCAGGAACATTAGCTAGCTGCTGACCACTGTAAGTAGGAGTCGGGCTATTATAAAGATTCAGCCCCTTTTCGAGGCGCTTAACTGCTGCTGCTTCACCATAAGGCCCCATGTTATCAGGATTACCCCCGCTATTTACTATATTGTATAACGCCTTCATCTTTTGCTTTGGAGCATTTAATTCCGCGTAGTACTTGTCCTTATCTGCCGAATTTGCCAAATGTGAGTATATATGCTGCTGATTGCCGAATTGCCCCAGCATATTAGTAAGTCCTGCTCTCTTTGCCTTTTCGGCGTTACCAAGGGCATTTAAACTATTCCCCAAACCCTCGTTAAATTCAGATTCCAAACCTTTCGCATCGGCACTTAAGGCATCTATACCAACACGTGATAATGGAAGACCTTTATTTAGGTTCTTATCAAATTTATTATAAAACCCCGATTGTCTGCTATTAGTCCTATCTCCAAACTGTTTTCCTATCATCTTCCATCCGGTATCGCCTACCAGCCTTTGACCGGATGAGAGTATATCCAGTAAAGAGGTTTTTTGCTCTCCACTAAAACCTTGCGGCTTTCTACTTAAAACACCGCTCGCTTCCATAGTGTAAGGAGCAGGAGCGTTATTAAACTGCTCTTCCAGCGTTCGTTTCTTCTGCGTTAAAGCAGACATCGGAACACTAGTCTTTCCTCTATATACGGGTGCTTGGTTACTTACCATTCGCCCTATATCACGATTAATTAGGCTAAGTGCCTGCTCTCGGAGGTCATTTAAGTTGTGTATTTTCATCTTATCCCCTTAAATAACTCTCTAAAGACTTTACGCGTGGCGGAAGAGCAATTTTCCCTCCTCTTTTGTGTTTGCGGATATTTTTACGGAAGCTATCCAGCTTGCGCGCTCCCGCTGCATTATTACCATCCCCTAAATCAGACACTGTTGATGCGTCAAACACATATTCGCCGTCGCTAAGCTTTGCATCAATTAAATCATCCTGACCGCCGGTATCACCGCTTAAATAACCTATAGGGCTTGTAGGGTAATAAATTTCTTCTGTTAAATAAGCATAAGGACTACGGGCTCTCCCGCCGCCTTTCATTCTAACAGGATTGCCTTCATCATCCTTATACTCAAGCCAGCGACCGGTTCTTGCAAACTCCTCAGGTGATACAACGCGCCGTTTAATACGACCCATGTTCTTTATATCTTCATCTAAGCGCTTGTTTTTCTGCTTTTTTTGTAAATCCTGGCGTGCAGTTTCTAGAGCTTCGTCAGCTTCAATTTCGGCAATAGTCTTCCGACTTGCGTTTCGATATCTTCTCTCTTCTTCAGCTATTTTCTCTGGAGTTTTTGGCTTCTGCCGACCGGCATATTGAGCCGCTACTGCCCCAAGTGTTAGTAAATTCCCTGGCTGCGTTAAATAGTCTTTTGCATTATCACCAAACTTTTCTAGAAAACCCCTGTTATCTACATAAGGGTAGCCTGGATATTGCATTTGCGGATATTGTACATACTGAGGTGGCACTCCACCTCCCATACCGGAAGAAAGTGCAGCTGCGCTACCTAAAGCCCCACCACTTACATAAGGATTACTTCCTCCAAGCCCAAATAATCCGCTACTACCTGACTCACCAAGACCGAGGGAAGGCAATATTGCATTAGTACTGCCGTAATTGCTAAGACTAGAGCCAATAGCCGTGCTACCTAGCTTACTTGCTCCCGAGCCGAGAACAGATGCAACTGACGGAAGAGCTGCGCCCATACCTGCTCCTTTCAAAGCTCCACTTACAGCACTCTTGCCTCTTGCTGCGTGCTGTACTCCCTGACCAAGTGCACCACCAATAATACCGCCTATTCCGGGCGCAATCATGTTACCGATAACTGCTCCAGCTCCTCCTCCTATTACGCTCCTTATTGCTTTCCATGGTTTTTTCCAGAAACTATATTCACGAAGTCCGGTAGCAGGATTTATCGTCCCGCTTCCTCCTAGACTTTTTAACACTTGAGCTTCTATAGGATTAATATGGGCAAGCTCAGTATCGCCATTTCTTCCGTATCTTTGAATAAGATCGGCAAGCCTTGGTAGCTCCTCTTCTCTAACCGAGCCTCCTTCTTTAAAAGAATACTGCACTCCTGTAGTATCATAACCATTCTCATATGGCACACCGTGATATTCATACCCTCCATTTTCATAACGAGAATCAGGTATTTGATTATCTTGATAAGAGGGTGAACCGTAAGGCTCAAAAGTACTGTAAGGGTAATTATAAGTATTTAAATATGGATCATAATTTTGCATTTTTGCCTCTAGGATATAACAAAAATAAAAGCTTTATTTTTATTATAACAGAAACAATCTAATCTTCGGTTTTCTTGTTAAAACTATAGATTAATTAGTTTTATGTTAAGCAGGTTAAACTTGTATGCTATATAATTTAGAGGGAGATTAGTTAAAGCTAATTTGATCCCTCTTCTTTAATTTAATTCACATGGATTTATAATTATGGCCGATAACAAAAATTATACTTTAAAACTTACTAACTCTGAAGAAACAGCTTACAAACTTTATTGTGATTTAAAGTCTGAAACACCTCAAGCTATCTTTAACCCCATGGAAGAAAAAGAAAGAAATCAATATCTCCTAGAATTATATATTTCCTGTCTTCGTGCAGTCAAAGAACAATATGCGAATGCTCCAGAATTGCCTTCTGAAAAATAAACTACTTAGTCTCATTATTTAAAAAATGATGAGACTTACCTACTAAAAAATCATAAATCTTTTTTGCCGCTTCTAAATTTTCATCTAAAAATTTATTATCAGATTTACTCATTGCTATTTCTAAAGCTCTCTCTGCTTTATCAATATTAAAATTATTTGCCATAACACATCCTTCCTATTAAATTTTTACAAATAACGTGGGTTTTATTTTTATTATAGCAGAAATAATCCAATCCTCGGTTTTCTCGTTAAAAATTAACCCCGGTTTTTTAGCTTTAATATTTCTTCTACACTTAAACCCGTTACTGAAGAAATTAACTTATCATCCAGTTTTTGCTTGATCATATTAAGTGCCGTTTTTTTTATACCTTCCTCCATTCCCTCCTGTTTACCGATAGAAATACCTTCCTGCTTACCAATAGAAATACCTTCCTGCTTACCAATAGAAATTCCTTGAGCTAAAGCTTCCGCTGCGGTTTTCTTTAGGGTATTAGCCTCTATCCTAAGCCATTTTAGATGATCCTCGTATAGTTCTCTTTCCTCTTGGCTAAAGCTTAGGACATCTAGCACCTGTAATGCTTTCTTTAGCTTATCGTCATCCAGTTCTTTAGGTAACCGGTCAAATTTTAGCAGATCATGCCTGGTTAGAAAAGCAAGCCACCTATCAAGGGCATTTTTTGTTTTAGCTACTATATCGGCTAGTTCCTCACTTGAATCCCTGGTAAATTTATTTAACTCAATGGTATGGAGTTCTAAATCCTTAAAATAGGTAAATCCGTTCTCTTTTTCCGTAATATGGAATACATTATGATAGTTTTTTGCATCCGGTATCGAAGTAAAATTAAGTATATGAATGCCGATTGCTTTAGCTAGTAACGAGTAATCATGACCTGCCTGTAATTGCTCTGTATATAATCTTGCCCAGTAGTAAAGGGCTCTTTTGTCATAATCGGCTTCATCACTAATTTGAATCTCAATGTTGAACCTTTTGCCGTCCTGATTGGTAGCCTTAACGTCTAGTATCGATAATTTATCTTGTCTAAAGTTTTGGGCATTATAAGGATTAAGTAAGGTAATATCTGATACCTGATCTTCTGTGCCGACAATAGAGTTTATAAGAGAGATCAGTAAATCCTTATTCTCTTCAACTCCAAATAATTTTTTAAAGCAAATGTCTACTCGAGGCGATATCTTTTCCATATTTATTACTTTAGTTCTACGCTCTACATTCTACTCTAAACAGTAATAATATTCCAGGCTTTTATGCCGCCTCTATATCATGCGAATAGTTATACTGCTCATTAATATATTTTATACAGGCTTGCTGCTTTTCGGCGTCAAGATCGGCAATGCTTTCAACTCCTGCAGCACGTGTCCACTTGTTTATTATCTCATCTGGCACGTTATGGAGCATAATTAGACCACTTAGCGTACTCAAAGTTGCCCTTTTCTCTATCGTATCATTTGGCTCTAGGTTTTTGACCTCTTCTTCCTGATGAGATAAAATGGAGTCAATCTTGCTACTTATACTGGCGGATTTACTAGGCGTAACGTCCTTAGTTGCAACCTCTATTTCCTCAACCATATGCATCCCATTTAAAACTTCCGGGACATGGGTTCTAATAAGAAGCGTAGCTGCTCTATATCTTAACATTAGTTCAGGCAGGGTTTTATATTTATTATTTTTAGTCCACCCTTCAGCAATGGCCTCTCTCATGGTAATAGTAT